CAATTTTTGACAATGAAGAAGACCAAGACGATTGGAATTGATTACAGTTTAAGTAGTCCTGCTATATGTGTTTGTAGAGGAACATTTAAATTTGAAAACTGTAAGATATACTATCTTACAAATGTAAAAAAATATGAAGGTGATTTTTGTAATGGACAAATAAATGGCAGACTTCATTTACCCTATACCTCCGAAACACAACGACATGACCAGATTTCCGATTGGGCGATTAATATTATTGATACTGCTATTGGTAATATTTTTGTAGAAGGATATTCATTTGGTAGTAAAGGACTTGTGTTTAATCTAGCAGAAAATATGGGTGCATTAAAACACAAACTATACAAACTAAACAAAAGATTTGAAAGTATAGTGCCTGGTCAAGTAAAGAAGAATGCTACAGGTAAAGGCAATGCAGACAAGCTTAAAATGTATGAGCAATTTGTAAAAGATACACATATTGATTTGATGAAAGAATTTGATCAAACAAAACTAAACAATCCTGTAACAGATATTGTTGATTCGTTCTATGTTGCTAAGGCAGGATTTGATAAAAAGTAGAACAAAACAAGAACATTTAATCTAAAAACCTAATAAAATCAACACTTTTTAATGCTTGACTTTTAAGTATTTTTAGTGTAGCGTATATGTATATGACAAATAAAGGAGACGCTATGACTAAAGAATTACACAAATCATTTAACGTTGTTTATAAAAGAGAATATCAGGATCCAGAAGACGGCTCTGATACATTTTGGTCTTCATATACTCTTTATAGAAATGTACCTATTTCTAAAATTAAATATTATAGAAAAAGATTATTAATGTTTAAAGACTATATGGATAAGATTTTCAAAGAAGCCGCTACTAATTTCTTAGGTAGTACTGCTATTGAAATTATGTATCCAGACGAATACTATCAAACATATGAAGATGTATGGCCAGATACGGCTGCAGGTGACAAAAGTTTATTTAATGACTTTGGCCAATTATGGAATACAAGACAAGGTTTTAGAAAAGACTTTGATCCAAAAATTATTGAGGATTACAAAACTAAAAGACAATATATTAATCAAATGAACTGAGGAGGACACTATGACAGTAGATACAAATATAATATACACAAAAGACGATTTAGGTAAAAACCTATACAGAAAGAAAACTTACTACACACTTGTTGTTGAACAAGAAGTATTGGCAAAAGATAAAGACGAGGCAGATGTAAAATTTAGTGAATGTGGTATTGACCACTCACAGATTAACCACGAGATAACCGAAACAAAAGATGGTGTTGAAACTTATATGGTTGACGCTAATTATTCAGATAGTGGTGATACAGAATATGTTGCTAAAGTGGTTTATGATTTATCGGATCCTTATGCAAAAGAAGAAGGATATGTAGAACTTGATTCAGATGCTGAAGAAGTTTTAAAAACACCATATACATCAGGTGAAGGAATTTAACAAAGGAGAAACTATGATAGAAACAATCGCAACAATTGATATACTAAATTTAGCAGTAGATCAATTAGATGAAGGTAGAACTTTAGATTGTAAAGATACCTTAATTACGTATAGAGATAAACTTCAAAAAGAAGTTGATGAGTTTGATAAGTGGGCAAAAGTACAATCCGACATTGATACTCAACTACAACTAGAGATTGAAAGTGAACAAGGAAAATGAGTGATGAACTACACGTGGACAGGTCGAATCATCAATCCTCGGTCATCCTCGGACGATTAATATGCACAAAAACACAGTAAATATGCGAATTTTTAATAGCTTGACAATTACATCAATTTATGATACAATTAATGAATAAACTAACAAAAACTATGAAAGGACTAATAATATATGTCATTTAAATACTCAAAAGAACTTCTATTTAAAGAGTTTGACGCAGCTAAAGATAAAGATATTGCTTTATCTAAAAAAGATACACTTGAAGAAAAAGAAAACGATTTTTATACTAATCGTATTCAATTCTTTAAGGATCATATTGAGTTAAAAAAGAAACATCCAGAGTATTACGAACTTGTTGATATTAAGTTTGAAAATCTGTTGAAACATTATCTTACAACAAATCCTAGAGATTCGTTTTATGTTTCTTTCTTTGGTAAGACTTATGCAGAAAAAAGAGCAGAGTCAGAACCAACATCAATAAGAGATTATTAATGAGAACAAAAAAAGAACTATACAAAATCAGACTTGACTATTTTAAATGGTTACTATCCAAAGGTATTAAAACTACCTTTGAGTCTGTTTGTACATTTCAAAAACCAAAAGTGAAATCTAAACCAGGTGAATTAGATTTATCACATTTAAAGGTAAAAAATTCTATACCGTGCAGTAATAATATCGGTGGTAGTACAGCAAAGAGAGTTTATGCTACACAACTTCCTGCTGGCAAGACAATTAGTGTGGCTTATAATAAAGGTCCTTATATGGTGGTTGACGCCAAGGACTTCAAAACTATGGGGAGAAAAGTATGAAGAAACTATTGTTTCTAATTTTATTAGTTTTAGCATTTAGTTTTCAAATGTATGCTGAGTCATTAGCAGATGAAAACAAAACTGTAACACCAAGTGAACTTGTTACAACTTTAGGTGAAGTGCCTTCTAAAGTATCTAATCATTTAAAAAATGAATGGTCAGAAATCAAAGAATTTCAACAGGCATCTTGGCAGGCTGGTAAAGAACAAAATGCTAAAAATTGGGCAAAGATTAAATCTTTCTTTTCTAATTTAACTACAGGAACTAATTAATGGACTTTCATTTAACAAGTAATAATGACGGTACAACTTTAATTAGACCTATTTCTGCTAGAGGGCATACCTTCTGGCAGGAAAAGAATTTTAATAAATTTGTGGTAGATAATACCGCTGAACATTATGTTATATTAACTGAAAATCAAACAAAAATTTGTGATGAGATACGTGAAAACAATATGGATTTTAGCAATTAGTTTATTGTTAACTAATTGTGCCGCTAATAGAAGTCAAACTGGTGCCGTGTTAGGTGCAACTACAACAACAGCAACTTGTGTAGAAATGGGTGCAAGTCATCCTGCTGTTATTGCTACGTGTGCTGTAGGTGGTGCTTTTGCAGGTGCAGAAATTATGTACAATTCAGATTATGATGTACACAATGCAGTTTTTGTAGATCATTTAAACAATGGTCCTGGTGGTTCTAGTTATACAAACTGGTACAATCAAAAGACAGGTAACTCTGGTGTGATTAAAGTTACGAGATCATACCTTGAAGGTCCTTTTAAATGTAAAGATTATGACGCAACAATAGATATTACTAATCAATGGCCGTTGATCGGTATTGGTAATGTAAATAGAAACGTTGTGTTTGGTACGGCGTGTCAAATGCCAGATGGTAAATGGGTTGAAAAAAGATGATGAATAAGAAAAGAATTTTATTTTTAGTTTTTGTGGTATTATTATTAGTGCCTGCTTTAATTGAAAAGGCAGTATCAGGTGAACAAATATTACATAGTAAAATTAAATCAATATCGCCAGAAAAAACTGATGGTCAATATTGTTTTGTTAAAGTAGAAATTAAACAAGTGGGTGATACCATTGTGAAAGAAGAAATTTTGGAGTGTGCAGACGGTAAAAAAGGTATAGAAACACCAGGTTATTGGGAGTTATTTGCTCAATTTTACTATAGGGATGTATCTGCTCCAGAATATTGTAGGTACTATAGTAGACCTAACCACGTTTTTAAGTCGTTCGGAAAGACGTGTCTAAAAGTGAACGGTGAATGGGAGGTCCAATGATTAAAAACTTAATCATTATCGCTCTTATAACTATTGTTGTAACTCAAACCGATATTGGTTTTACTTTTAATACCTGGTCTTGTAAATATAGCATTTTCAGGTGAAAAAATATTACATAGTAAAATTAAATCAATATCACCTGAAGAAACTGATGGTCAATATTGTTTTATAAAAGTGATTATCAAACAAAAAGATGATGAGATAATCAAAGAAGAAATTTTGGAGTGTGCTGATGGTAAAAAAGGCATAGAAACACCAGGTTATTGGGAGTTATTTGCTCAGTTTTATTACCGTGATATATCAGCTCCAGAATATTGCCGATATTATAGTCGGCCAAACCACGTCTTTAAAACACCAGGAAAGACGTGTTTAAAAATAGATGGTGAATGGGAGGTTAAATG